TTCTTTTGCTAAACGTGCTTTCTCAGCTTCACCAGCCTTTGCCATTTCGTCCAGATTGGTTTTTAAGCTTGGTAATTTTTCAATCAATTCCTCTTTGAATTTTCTAATCTCATCAACTACAACTGCAGTAATTAAATTGAAATCCTTAGAAGCAATGAATTCATTAAGCAATGCTGTAGTTTCCTCCTGAGTAACTAATTTTCTTTGCCAATTAGGAGAAAAAGAATCGAAATGTGATTTCTGATATTCAATAACCAAAATCTTTAAGGCTTTTGATTTCTCTACAAAATTTTCTAAAGTGATACCATTGAATGAATTCTGAAGCTTTTGTTTGCGCTCTGAAATGTGATTGTTTACATGAGCTGATAATTGCACTTCTAAGCTGGTTTTTATATCGATAATCTCTTTTTCTTTATCGATTTTAGCCTGAGCAATACGTTGTTTTTCGGCTTCTTCGGCTTTAATTTTGGCTACCCATTTATCTCTATGAGCTTGTATTTTTGCAGGATGAGAATCTACTTTTTTAGGGTCTAATTTTGCCTCGTTTTCTGTAAACTGTTTTCGAATGCTATCAAAGAAAGCGGTAATTGGTTTTCTTTGATTTTCGATCTCGGTTTTTGCATTTCTGCAATTCACAAGGAATTTGTTAGCTCTTTCGTCCAATTCGGCACTCATGCCTTTTTCCTTAATTTCAGCTAATAACTTATCTCCTACGCTTACTGCTTTGGAAACTCTTAATTCACTGCTTTGTAATATTTCTGACCCGTTAAGGATTATTTCCTGTAATTGGTCTTGTGTGGCTAAATCTGTACTCATTTCTCTAAAATTTTTGATTTATATAATTTAAAATGCTTCTTCGTCAACTTCTTCTTCCTGATGTTTTTTATCTCCTTCTGGAATTTCTTCGAACGGAGCATATTCTTTAAGTTCCGGTTCTGCAACATGCTCAGGCGTTATTGGATTTTCTTCCTCTGCATCAATCTCTACATTGAATTGCTCCAGTTCGATAGGTGTAGAACCAGTAAACCAACATTTCTCTTTTGCTGCATGAAGTACTATTTTGGTTCTAAGAAAAGCCGGTTCAGGATTTTCACCTCCAATTACTCCGTTATCCCATAGTGACTCTGCTAACCATGTAGGTGATTTTTGAACTGTAGCCGGGTTAGGAGATTTTTTTCTCCAGGATTCGAAATCTGATTTTCTGTAAATAAAATATTTGAATCCACCTCCGGCAGTATTGAATTTTACATAACCGGCTATGATGGTTTCGCTTTCAAATTTTTCAATGTGTCTTTTAACAATTCCATCTTCCACTTCAAAAACATCACCTTTGAAAACTAATTTTGCCTGTTCACATCCAGTGGCCTGTTGTGTTTGAATCAACCTGCGTACATAAGCCCCCGCTTGTAGTTGCATACAGGCTTTTCCACCTCTTGGAACTAAATAGATTTCATTGTCTAAAGGATCAAAAGAATATCCTTTTACCGCTGCGGTAATGAAACAAGCATACAATGAAAATTTGTCGGCATTTTGCAATTGTGTACTTGCTGCAATGTTTTGATTAAAATAGACTAGTTGTCTATGGTACATTAAATCTCCGTTTTCGGACCTGTTGGCCAGATTATAATTCTTGATGAATTTTTCTTTTACCATATCCAATTCTGCAATTTTTCCTGGTGCAGTATTTTGGATTAACTCTAATGTTTGATTTTTACTCATTTCTCTAAAATTTGATTATTATAAATTTTCTATTGCTGTTAACAGCTCATTGTATTTGTCTATTCTAGCAAGTACTTTTTTTGTTTTTGGAGTTTTAGAATCTTCATACATCGCGATTACCTTTTTCAAAAAAACAATTGCTTCCTCCTTACTTCCGTGAACTTTCACGTATCGCTTTGCTTCAGTTTCTATTGCCATTTATTCTTTTTGTTGCTGTTACTATATGATGGCTCGCTACTATTGCCCTGGCGTGACACATGGCTTCTTTTTCATCTAACCATTTTGATTTCACTATTTCAGACATCCAATGATTGAATCGTTCTACGTTAGTTTGTGGTATCATATCCATAAGATTAAAGAGGTTAATAATGCTCCGAAAACCATCCCTAACAGAAATGATGGAACTATCAATTTTATATATGCTCTAAATATGCTGTCGGCTCTTTCTTCGTCAAACATGGCTGTGATTTTATAGGTTGATTAAAAATGCTTCCTCTGGGATCAGTAATGGAACCGCATTCGATAATTCCAAAATCCTTATTCATAATTTCATTGAGTAAATGAAAATTGAATCGTCTAAATATTTCAGGGGTAGTCATAGTGTGGAGCTGTTAAATGAAACAAATCAGCCTTGGTTAATCCTGTTGGTCTGTACTCTGTACTATTGTAGTAATACTTAAAAGGAATAGCTACTTTGTTACGATAAAGACTTTCTGCTTTATCAACTGCCTCCTGAATGCTGGTGGCATCGATTTCTTGAGTTTCACAATCCTTTTCAACTTCTCCATTCGATGGAAATCGAAACCATACTTCGATTTCGAATGTTTCTAATAATTTTTTTTGTAAGTTTGACATCTCTAAAATGTTTTAAATTATTACTCGTAATTTGAAATTTGATTTAAACCAGTTCTTGTCGGAACTGGTTTTTTTATTTTCTTAAGTGTCTAGGCTTTGAGTTCTTTTTACCCAGACTTAGAATTTCATCATAATTTTTAACTCTTTCTTTTTGAGTCGGTTTTTTCTTGATGGTTTTGCGATCACTTGCTCCACCACCAAGATTTAAACCTCCACCACTTAGAATATTCTCAATGGTTTTTAAACACTCCCTCAAGCATTTATTATCTTCTTCTGAAATGATTATTTGTTTCATAACTTTTAGCTATTAGAAAGTTGTTCAAAAATTTCAGACTCTTTAAGTCCGGTACTTATATAGTATTTAATAGCTGCCATTTTTGTCAAATTGCTATTCTTAGAATTTTTATTAGCAAGAATCTGAATATTCCTTTCCGTAACACCTAAAGCCAATGCTGTATTTAATCTAAAATTCGTGTCGTTTAGCAGTTTTTCGATTATCAATTGTGATACTTTCATTTTCTTTGTGTAGTTTTGTTCGTAACTTTTTACAAATATACACACATTGTTCGTTCTAACAAATTAAATACACACTATTTTTAAAAAAGTGTGTATTTTTTATCACACATCAGTAAAATGGAGGGTTCAGAGATAAAAAAACTTCGTAACAGCTTAGGATATACCCAAAAAGAGTTAAGTAAATTGCTTTTGGTTTCGGCTAGAGCGGTTCAAACATGGGAAGACGGAAGTAGAAATATATCACCTAGTACGTTATTGCTACTTCAAAAACTGCCACCAAAAGGCGCACATAGTGTTAGTGAGCCTAACGAGGTATATGAGAACACCAACGGTAATAAGTTTATAGAATTAAAGAATGGAAAGTTTAAAATAATAGTAAAGAAGGTGCCAGTAAAAGCTTTTGGTTCGTATTTGTCCGATTTTCAAAATGTAAGTTTCCTCGAAGAACTCGAAGAAGTGAGTTTCACTGTTGATAAAATCGGTAGAGGGAAATACATGTGCTTTGAAGTAGAAGGAGACAGTATGAACGGAGGCAATATAGATGATAGTCCAGATGGCGCTGAATTACTTTGTAGAGAATTAGGTAGGCAGCACTGGAAAGATGGCTTTAGAGAAAGCAAATACGGCTGGGTTATCGTTCATGAAAAAACAGTATTGTTTAAAGATATAAAATCATTAGATAAAGAGACTGGAGATGTTGTGTGTTCTTCCAGAAGCGGATTACCCAATCACTCCGATTTCACGATTAATCTTAATAATGTTAGGCAGATATTAAAAGTAATTAAACGAACTTTTTAAAATATATAAATCATGAAAAAATTAATTATTACAATAGCGCTCATTTTAAGTGTTACATATTCTTTTGCACAAGTAAACGAATATCAGGTCAAAAAGATATTGTCTCCTCAGTTTGGTAAAATTCCAGTAGGTAATACGAAAATATCAATATCCGATAAAATTATAATTGTTAATGGTGGTAAAAAAGCTGTAGAATACAATGTTGATAGTATTGATGAAACTGATTTTACAAAAACCTATTTATGCAAATATGGATCTCAAAACGACATAAGATTTACTTATTTCAAAAAAGATAACTATTTGAAATTTGAGAATAAGGATAACTTTTCTGGAAAAATAGGCGAGTTACTTTATTATTTTAATTAAAACAAAGTGTACGAATACGATCAAAATATCATTAAACTCATTGACATACTAATAGTTGAAAATATAGTAGGTTCGAAAACTGAATTTTATGATACTATTAAATCATCCAGACAAACTGTTTCTAAAATTAAAAAAGGGATCAATCATTTTACTCCTTTACAAATTGCAATTATTTGTAAAAAATATAACGTCAACGCTAACTGGATTTTTGGTATAGAAAACAACGTTTTCCTTAAATAAAAAGTACCCAAAAAAGTATACAAAACATTAAAATTAATCAAAGTTAGAACGCTACAAAAGTATTAAAAATCAATTGGTTACAAAGTAACAATAAGTATGGTTGAGTTTTCGATTCCCGGCGACTCCACAAAAACAAATTCAAATTGGTTCAAAAGCCTGTAAATCGTATGATTTACAGGCTTTTTTGTTTTTGATGCTATTCAAATTATCTATTAAATCTCAAACCATTGGTGTTAAAATCGGTTACCCTAACAAACGTAAAAACAGGGTAACCGAATTTCTCGCAAAGCCAGTGATAGCAAGCAGTTCAAAAGATGAACATCTTGACAAATGAGTATTAAATAATTAATTTAAATAACATTTAAGTCACCACAAAATGAAACACAAAATGTCAATACTTTTCTACGTGAAAAGTTCTAAAGTATCAAAAAACGGTTTACTTCCCATTTATCAAAGAATAACAATTAACGGCACTCGTATTGAATTAAGCACCTCTAAATTTGTAGAAAAATCAAAATGGAATACAGCGGCAGGCAAAATCAAAGGAAATTCAGAAGAAGCTAGACTATTAAACAGTTACCTTGATATTCTTAAAAACAAAGCCTATGAAATCGAAAAATGGATGGTAAATAACAACCAGGAAATTAATGCCCAAACTTTCAAGAATAAGCTTTTAGGTATTGAAGAAAAACAAAGAAAATTAATTATCATTTTTGAAGATCACAATAAACGCATGAAAGAGCTAATCGGTAAAGAATTTTCAATTAATACCTATAAAAAATATGAAACATCCCTCAGTCACACGAAAGAATTTCTAAAGTATCAATATTCCGTTAATGATATTTCAATAAAACAAGTTGATATCGCTTTTATCAATGATTTTGATTTTTACTTAAGAAACACTAAAAACTGTAATAACAACTCAACAATAAAGTATGTTAGAAACTTTGGCAAAATTGTAAAACAATCTTATTTAAATGGATGGATTGAAAAAGATCCGTTTCTTAATTACAAAGGAAAAGTAAAAGAAACAGAAAGGGCTTACTTAACAGAAAATGAAATAGATTCATTACTGAATAAAAACTTTAAAATAAAGCGCTTAGAATTAGTTCGAGATATGTTTATTTTTTCCTGTTTTACAGGTCTTGCTTATATTGATGTTTTCAATTTAACAAAATCCAATATTGTGCTTGGTATTGATGGTGAAAAATGGATTTCAACTCACAGACAAAAAACAGAATCAGCTTCTAAAATCCCAATCCTTCCGGTAACACAAATGATTATTGACAAATACGAAAATCATCCACAATGTAATAATGAAAACAAGTTACTCCCTATTCTATCCAATCAAAAGATGAATGCTTATTTAAAAGAGTTAGCTGATATTTGTGAAATAGACAAAGAGCTAACATTCCACATTGCTCGACACACATTCGCAACTACTGTAACTCTAACAAATGGCGTTCCGATTGAAAGCGTTAGTAAAATGCTTGGACATAAAAACCT